TCACTTCACCTCTCCTTCGGCGAGCGCTGGAATAGTGTTCTCAGCGGCGAGCGCGTTGGTGAGTGTTTCGATTGGGTCGCCGCCTGAGAGTTGTTGTGCGGCGATGTATGCTGCGAGGCTGATGTCGTCGCCGTCGAGCCATTTGGCGACGGTCATGCGGTTGCGGCCGCAGGCCTCGGCGATGCTGGTCATTTTGGTTTTGGACAGGAGCACGCGGGTGCGGGTGTCGTGCACGGCACGTTTCGTGGCTTCAACTGCTGGTAGATTGGGCATGTGTTTGCTCCTTTCGAGTCTGTTACGAGGCGAGTGCGATGATTGACTGGTCTGCATGGATTTCCGCCGGATCCGCGGTAGTGTCCGCGATTATGGCCGGGATCACGGTGTGGTGGCCCTGGCATAACCGGCCGCAGGCCGATTGGACGCTGCTGAAATACTCGACGCATCCGGACACACCGCTGTCGGCAACCGTTCCCGGCTTGGACGGCTGGCTTGAACGGCGCGGCGAAAGGGAGCCTGACTTCATCTGCGGGATATACAATTCCGGAGACGGAGCCGCATACGACGTGGAGGTCGAAGGCGGCGGCTGTAAGGCGTATTTCCTGCAGATAACCGACGACGGGACGAACACGAAGTTCCTCACCCCCAGCCAGATCGCGCAGGTGGAGTCCACGGACGAGCTTCTGCTGCTCGGTTTCAAGAACGATGGTGCCGACGTCATTTCAATCCGCCTGATTTGGACGAAGCAGCCGACACGGTATCGTCGGCGAGTGAGCCTGACCTATGCGATTGAGGGAAGCATTCCGGAACAGCCGCGCTATCCCGTTCCCGAGAAGCGCGAGCATTATCCGACGTTGCTTCGTTGGCGGTTCGAGCATTCTCGTGTGGGATTATGGCTACATAGCAAATCCCATCGATGGGTCTGGCGAACTCTGGACGCTCCGCAAGCAGAAGACCGTCCAGCCAATCCAGAAGACCCCCGCCGGTGATCACCAAAAGGAGCACGTTCACCACGGACACCAACGCCGCCGCGACACTGATGCCGGCGAAAAACCAGCTCATCTCAGCCACCTCCTATAGCGTTTGCTCTAATGAAATTGAATATAGCGCCTGCTATATTTTGTAGCAAGTGCTCGGCGTGTCTGCTATAGTTGAGCTCATGAGCACGAACAAGCGAGAGCGAACCATCGTCGATGATGTGTCCGCAAAAATACTCGACAGAGTAATCAATCGAGCGGGTATGAATAACTCAGCAATTGATCGAGCGTCGAAAAGCGCAATCGGGTACAACCGAGTACGTGATATTCGCAATGCCCTTAAAGCGCCAGTGAGACTATCCGAGTTTCTTATAATTTGCGACGCTTGTGGTGCCGACCCGGTGCAAACCCTACGCGAGATCATCACCGAGGCAAGACGCATGGAACCCGAACAACAAACCGCAACGACAAAGAAACCCGCCAGCGAGCGCTTTGTTGTTGATGGACAATCCCCGGAAGCCGGTCATGAGGACATCGATATCGACGCTTGGGCCGACCGTATCAAGGCCGAGGACAAGGTTAACGTCGAGTGATTCATTCGACCGCGTTCAGATAGGAAAAGGGAAATGTCGAGGAAGAACCGCAAACCGATCTACACGCTTTCGCAGGACGAGGCGGAACGTCTCGTCGCCGAGGTGAAGAACTCGGTGGAGAAGCTGTTCGTCATGCCCGCGGCGGGAGAACGCAACGCCGAATTCCACGTGCTCGGCGACGACGGGGAGAAGTTCACCATAGCCGTGTTCAAGGGCGCGATCAACGCCGACCGCCACTCCATGTCCGCTCGAATCACACGGCTCGGCGTGCCCCTGCTGCGGCTATGCGTGAACGGCTCGACCCACACGAACCCCGACGGCGAGAGAATCAGCGGAACCCACTGGCACATCTACAAGGAAGGCGAGGACGACTGGAACGCCCAGACTGCGGACATCGAATCACCGGACTTCGTGAACGATACAATAAGGCTGTTGGACAGATTCAACGTCATCCGCAGACCGGACTTCCAGGAGAAACTGATATGAACGAGACCACCGCCACCGACGAGCTCATCGCGGAATACGGCGAATGGCTCAAACGCGAATCATCCGTGCGCAACGTCGGCGAATGGCGCGAGGTCACTTTGCCGTTCCTCGACCGCTCCAACGACGACCTTTGCTTCTACGTCCGCACCACCGACGGAGTCACCTCGTTCACCGACGACGGGTACACGATGGCGTCCTTCGACCTCAACGGCGTCACCATCACCGAATCGAGACGCGAGCGCATCAATCGTCTCGCCCTGCGTTTCGGCGCCATGGTCGGCGATGACGGGCAGATCACCCTGGAGACCGAAGGAAGCCGTCCGGACGCGATGAACCGTTTCGTGCAGGCGTTGACCGATATCGGCTCCATGCTGGAGACCTCGCAGAAGAGGGTGCTGTCCTATTTCGCCGATGATGTGGCGTTGAAGCTCGACTCATGCCAGGTGTTCTACACTCCGAACGTGGGCATTCGCGGCGTATCCAGCTACGAACACAGCTTCGACTTCCTGTTCCAGCGCAGCGCCAACCATCCGACCCGGTTCTGCCAGGCTCCGAACCGATTCGACAAGGACGCCGTGAAGGACATCATGTTCGGTTGGGATGACACGAAGAAGGATCCCAAGCGCAGGGATTCCCGGCTGATAGTCATCGGCGACGACCGGCAGACGCCGTTGCAGCGCGGCGCGCTCACCGCGTTCCGCAACTACGGTGTGACCGTCATCCCCTACTCCAAATTGGAAGAGCGGGCTCCCGTGGAACTCGCCGCGTAGCTTCCGGGCCATATAAGGACTCATCCCGACGACTCACCGCGAGCGCCGGGGCGGTTTGGTTTGTAGGGATTCAGACAAGTGCCGGGATCGATTCCATTGATACTGGTTTTTCTCCCAACAGCATTTTTGTTTCGGGTCCTTTGGGCAGGCTTCGCGGCATTATCACGCCGTTTGGTTTGGTCCTGAGATATGTCACGAACATGGCAATGGTGGTATCGCCGTTTCCCCATTCGGAGATATCGGACAAGTCCTCGGCGTCGGATGTTCCGCCGTTGAAATGTTCAGAAGCAATCATCGTCACCTGATCCCCCATCTTGATGAGGATATTGGCGCATCCGCCTATTGCTTTGACTCGTTCCACGAGAAAGTAGAGCTTTTCCTCTCCCAATGCGACGACAATGGGACAGTTCCCTTGCTCGTCACGAACGGTCAGCACGTCATCGAGCAATCCCATTGACATGGATATGTCAATGCGAGTTTCGAATAGATTCAGCTCGTCGTAGTGTTTGTACGGCGCCTTCTGCAATTCCGGTGATTGTTCGTTCATCCCATTCACCTCCACATGTTTTCATTGCGTTGATTGCTATCGTGTTGATCAGTACCGAAGAAACCGCACATGCATACCTCACATCCTTAAGAGAATCCAGCCGATGGATGAACTGCTTGTCCACCGGCAATCCGCTTGGCGGATGATGCCCATTGGGATGTATGTGGCAAATATTGTGTGAACAGTCGATCTCAGCGGCTTGCCACATATCAGCGCGCCCCTTGGACTCATCGGGGACGGAATCGTCATCTTCGATAATCTCAAGAGAATCATCAATAGTTTCTTCGTCGAAGTTGACTTGTATGCACTGGAAGAATCGATGGATATGACCGCTTTTGCGCCAATCGACGTAAATGGTTCTGGCGTTTGTCGGCAAACCATCGGGTCCCGTGACGGTGCGGTATCTGACGGGTGAGCGATCGCAATCCGGGTCTGGCGTGAACTTGCCCTCTTCCCAGATGTCCGGCTCGTCGGGCTGCACCGCATCGATATCGTGGCTTCTGCGTCTGGAGTTCTTTATTCCCATTTCAGTGTTGCGATATCACCGTTTCTTCCGATATCTATTAGCCCGTTCTATACCGACGACTAATGGATACGCCGCGAATCCACGACGCCAATCGGATACGACAGACTTTCCGATAAGCGCCATGACGCGATTCAAAGACATTGCGCCTGCCATGATGGCTGCTCCTATCGCAGCATGCAATCTCTTTCCCTGACTTCCCGTTGCATGCTGTATGTTCAATCTACACGTATTAGATGAACTTGTGCACATTTTTTATCGGAATGTGCATAAGTTCGTCCCATAGATCGGAAGAGCACACGT